TTGCAGGGCTGGGTACTCCTACAAAGCAATTTTCATCCTGCGTTCTCATTCGCAGTGATGATGATCTCGATAGTATCTTTGCTTCGGGCGAGATGATGGCCAAGTATGCCAGTAAACGTGCGGGGATTGGATTGGAAATCGGTCGACTACGCCCATTGGGCTCCCCAATTCGCGGTGGCGAAATCATGCATACTGGTATGATACCATTCCTCAAAAAGTGGTTTGGTGATTTACGTAGTTGTTCACAAGGAGGCATTCGAAATGCAAGTGCTACAGTCTTTTATCCCATTTGGCATCATCAGTTTGATGATCTTATTGTACTTAAGAACAATCAAGGAACTGAAGAGACGCGAGTAAGGCACATGGACTATGGAGTTGTACTTTCTAAATTCTTTTGGCGCCGCTTTAAGAATAAGGAAATGATTACATTCTTCGATCCTAATGAAGTGCCCGACTTATATGAAGCATTTTATAAGAACACAGCATTGTTTGAAGAGCTTTATGTTAAGTATGAAAAGCGTAAAGACTTACGCAAGAAAACAATGAGTGCTGAAGAAGTATTTAAAAGCGGTATTCTAAAAGAACGTACTGACACTGGTCGTATCTATCTAGTGTTTATCGACAATGTACAAAACCAAGGACCATTCGATCCTGAGTTCCATACAATTTACCAGAGTAATCTTTGCTGTGAGATCCTATTACCTACTAAATCTTTTAAACGTCTTGATGACGTGGATGGTCGAATTGCTTTGTGTACTCTTGGTAGTATCAACTGGGGAGCTTTCCGTAATCCAGAAGACATGCGTCGTGCTTGTCGTATTCTACAACGCAGTCTATGTAACATTTTAGACTATCAAGACTTTTTATCAATTCAGAGTAAATTAAGTAACGATGAGATACAGCCATTGGGAATTGGTGTTACTAACCTTGCCTACTGGCATGCCAAACGTGGATTGAAGTATGGAGAGAAAGATGCTCTACAAGATGTTAAAAGTTGGATGGAGCATCAAGCCTATTACTTGACAGAAGCCACTGTTGAGTTGGCTAAAGAACGTGGTGCTTGTACACACAGTGATAAAACACGTTATGGTCAAGGCATATTCCCTTGGGAATTACGAGCAGAGGGTGCTAATGAACTAGCAAATTTTACTCCAGAACTTGATTGGGAAACCCTACGAGTTAATATGAAACAGTATGGTGTTCGCAATGCAACCTTAATGGCCATTGCCCCAGTCGAAAGCAGTAGTGTTGTTATAAACAGCACTAATGGAATTGAGTTACCCATGAGTTTGATCAGTACTAAAGAATCAAAAGCAGGATCGTTTACACAAGTGGTTCCTGAATATCATAAACTTAAAAACAAGTATCAAATGATGTGGGAACAAAAAGATTGTGATGGCTATTTGAAGACAGCGGCTGTACTAGCGGCCTATGTTGATCAGGCTATTTCTGTGAATACTTTTTATAACCCCAAACATTTTGCGGATCGTAAAGTTCCAACTACATTGATTGCCAAGAACTTGATGCAAGCACACATGTGGGGCCTAAAAACTTTTTATTATAGCCTTATAAATAAAGCAGGTAGTAAAGCAGATGATGAGATTGCTCCAGTCATGCCACTTGAACAAATCAATTTTGATGACGAAGAAGATTGCGAGGCATGTAAGTTATAATGTTAGAAACAATCTGTAACGTATTACAAGAAGCCTATAAACGAAACTGGATTACCAGTCGCGATGGTAATGTAAGCATACGACATCACGGTCGTGACCATTTTTATATCACCCCAAGTGGTGTGCGTAAGCAAACACTACAACCAGACCAATTTAAGAAAATACAAATTGGCAAGTGGGATAACGGCTTTGGTTCAAACAGCTACAATTGGCAAGAGATTGAATACACTGATATCAGCTCGGCTCTCAAACCTAGTGGAGAAATTCCTCTACACTTTGGTCTACAAAAAGAAATGGGACAACATAGTAATAATGTTAGAGTTATTGTTCATGTGCATCCTACCTACTGTATTGCCGCAATGCACGCCGGGATCGATCTTAGTACTATTAGCGATGCATTTCCAGAACTTAGTCGTTATACTAAGGTAGCACCTAATGTACCTGATGTTCCTCCTATCAGTCAAGAACTTGCTGATCAATGTTTTGACAAATTAGGGTTAGATGGACAAGGCAATATAAAATATGATATCGTAGGGATTAAAGGTCATGGAGTAGTTGCTATTGATACTAGCCCATGGCGTGCCTACGAGCATATTGAACGATTAGAACATATTTGCAAGATAGTGCTTGCATCAGGGAAATATCAATGAGCAAAGAACAATATAATTTAAAAACAAAAACAGACTATTTGAGTCGTAAAATGTTTCTGGATCCAGCAGGCCCAGTTACTATTCAACGATTCGAAGAAGTTAAATACAAGAAGATTGCAGACTTTGAAGCGACAGCCCGAGGCTTCTTCTGGCAACCTGAAGAGATTAGTCTTACCAAAGACGCAAATGACTTTAAGGACGCAAGCGATGCAGTTAAACATATCTTTACCTCAAATCTATTACGCCAAACAGCACTTGATAGTCTTCAAGGTCGAGGGCCCACACAAGTTTTTACTCCAGTGTGTTCCTTGCCCGAAGTTGAAGCTCTCATGTACAACTGGGGTTTCTTTGAAACCAACATCCACAGCAAGAGCTACAGTCACATAATCCGTAACATCTATAATGTGCCCAAAGATGTGTTCAACACTATCCATGATACAGAAGAGATTGTAAGCATGGCATCCAGTGTAGGCAACTACTATGATGCTCTACACGTTATCAACTGCCGTAAAGAATCCGGAGAAAAGATCAATGAACAAACACATATCAAGGCCATTTGGTTGGCTCTTAATGCTAGTTACGCCCTCGAAGCCTTCCGATTCATGGTGTCATTTGCTACTTCTCTCGCTATGGTAGAAAACAAGATATTTATTGGTAACGGCAACATTATCAGTTTGATTCTACAGGACGAATTGCTACACAAAGGTTGGACAGCCTATTTGATCAATCAAGTGGTCAAAGAAGATTCAAGATTTGCTGAAGCTAAACTGGAATGTGAAGCTGAAGTTTATAACTTATACCTGGACGTTATACGTGAAGAAAAACAATGGGCAGACTATTTGTTTAGTAAAGGCCCAGTGATTGGACTTAACGCAAACATTCTAAAAGACTTTGTGGATTACACAGCAGTTTCAGCATTGAAAGATATTGGTATCAAATATCAACAAGCCGCACCAAGAACTACACCAATTCCTTGGTTCAATAAACATGTCAACACAAGCAGTAAACAAACTGCATTACAAGAATCAGAATCAACCAATTATGTAATTGGAGTCATGTCAGAAGGCATTGACTATGATGCCTTGCCTGCATTATAATAGTAAAAAGGAAAGAAATATGTCAAAAGCGATAGTATGGAGCAAAAACGCCTGCCCATTTTGTGATCAAGCTAAAAACTTGCTCAAAATGAAAGGCATAGAATTTGAAGAAAGAAATATCAACAAAGATTATACACGTGAACAGTTACTAGAAGCAGTACCCAATGCCAGAACTGTTCCACAAATATTTTTAGACGATAAATTAATAGGCGGGTTCACAGAACTCAAGAAACATTTCGAAAAGGTCTAATATGTTAATCAATAAAGGTATCGCACAAGGAGAAGTTGTAACAATCAAAACCACAGCAGGTGAAGAGATTGTTGCCAAACTAATAGAAGACGGTCCGTTAGGTGTTAAAGTTAGCAAGCCTTTGTGCTTGACAGCAACTAAAGATGGAATTGGTCTAGTACCATTTTTATTCACTACAGATCCAGATGCAGAAATCACCATCAATAAAAATAGTATAATGGTATTAGCTCCAACAATCAAGGACGCCGCAGATCGTTATACAGAACAAACAACCGGCATTAAATTAGCTTAAGGAGAATACATGTCAAAATATCAAGAATTCACAGCATTAGTAGAAGCAATGGAAGGCGACTTTGAAAAGTTCTACGACAAAGGTGTAAACGCCGCAGGCACTCGTGTTCGTAAGCACTTGCAAGAGTTAGCCAAACTATGTAAAGATACACGTAACGATGTAACAGCAGTTAAGAATGCTCGTAAAGAAGCCAAATAATAAATGACGCTTAACGTTGTATCACTTCCTGCAACTACTACTATAGACTTAAACAAAGCCTTCACAATGCAAGGCATGTTTGACACAGTCTATGGTAGTTTGCCTAACGATCCAAAATATACTGTAACAGGTATCAGTTTTGAGTTTTTAGGTATGAGTTGTAAATCGTCAGGGGTGTTTGATACATACGCTGATATCAAAGAAGCAATTTCTCGTCTTTATAACTACTGCATGAAAAGTTATTTAGAACCTATTTGGAAATTATTAAATGCATTGCTCAAAGCATTAGAAGCAGTTGTTGGCAGTTTATTAAATGTTGATTTATCATTGCCAGTTTTAAATTTAACAGTGAGTGATTTGTTTAGTGATGATTTATATGAAAAGTTAATAGTATCTGTTACAAATTTATATAACACAGCTATAGACGATCTAAAACATCTTTTAAATTTATTGGGCATACCATTTCAACCATTTAGTGGAGTTGATTCTCCTCCTGTTGATATTCCTACTATTTGTAAAAATATTCTAGTGAGTCTGTGGGGTTCTTTAATTCAAAAAATAAAAAGTATTCTGGATGCAATCAAACTAGGCCTGACAGCGTATGATTATATTACAGAACAACCTAGTCCTCCATTTACTTGGTCTACTATTTGGAATTCTGCTGTCAACGCAATATTAGAAGAAGTATTGTTTTTGTTTGAAACTGGTGGTCCAACAGTCCAGGAAATATTGGATGCCCTAATTGCGGCATGTAAAGCGGCTTTAAATAAAACAGTTGTAACCGCAGAGGATCTTATTAACTATGTTAAAAATTTTAGATTGCCTGTAATAGGAAAACCATTTGATTGGCTGTTTCCGTTGAATCCACATGTAGATTTTCCTTGGAAAGATATTAACCAGCTATTAGCTGATATGAAATTATTCATTGCTAATTTTTTAGCAGGAATTTTAGCAGAATTTATAAAAGCAATCGATGCTATTCTTAGTTTATTTGGATTAAGCCTTGCAATTCCTGTGCTTAGAATAAGTTACTCAGTTTGTGCAACTATCAATGAAGGACAATAAAATGAAAAAAATTATCATAGCGTTATTTTTATTTGCAGTTGTAGGAACAGCAAATGCTCAGTGGCATCACGGCGGAGGACATTATGTTTATCGTCCAGGATATGGATGGGTAGTACCTAGTGTTATAGGAGGCGTTATTGGATATGAACTAGCTCGTCCTAGACAGCCTGATGTAGTTATAGTTCAACCACAGCCTGTTTATCCTCCTCCAGCCGCTCCAACATATCCACAGCCAGCAGGTTATCATTGGGAAGCTATTTTAGATGCCAGTTGTAATTGTTACAGAACAGTATTGGTACCCAACTAATGAAGTTTTATGAAAAAGCCATGCGTAGTTTGGGCAAAGTGGTTACCTGGAGAATTCTAGTAACAATTACTAATTTCTTTGGCGGATGGCTTGCCAGTGGAAATCCCTGGGTCGGACTGGGCGTTGTTAGTTTTGCTCTAGTAGTTAATAGTGTATTGTATTATTTCCACGAAAGAGCGTGGAATCTTATAGATACAGGGAGACAAGTAAATGACCCAAGCCTTTCTCAATGAATACATACTTGAAATAAACGAATTTCCAGTTAAAGGCCCGTTGAACAACTTATTTTCAATAAAAGACTATTTCTTTTATAATTCAAATGTAAAAGAATACGGGCATAGAAGTTTGCTAATACCAGTTTCTAAGTTGATAAATAATGATAAGCTACCTAGCGAAGAAGTTATTAGAGAACTCATAGCTAAAAAAGCACATGTAATAAAGCGTGTAGTTGACGCTAGAACACAATCGGAAACTTGGAGTTTTAAATATGAATAAAAAGCACGTAAAATGGGTATTAGCACATGAACCAATTGAATTGTTTCTTCGTGCCGCTAAAGTATTTGCCGCAGAAGTAAATGCTCGTGCTCCTGAGCAACTAGACATCGAAGTTATGACTATGAGCGAATACTCAGAGAAATATAATAACGGTGTAGTAGTTGATAAACATAGTCTAGTAGATTTATTAGATAGCGGTGCTATCGAAATGAGTCAGACATACACAATTACACTAGGTAAAATCAACAAAGATTTCTTTGCATTAGATTTGCCATTCTTATTTAAAGACCACGACCATGCTAGTCGTGTGTTCGAAGGTGCAGTTGGTAAACAGTTGTTAGACAGTTTGCAAGAATCTAAAAAGATTAAAGGTCTAGCATTTACATATTCAGGTGGTTTCCGTATTATCCCAGGAAACGAAGCAGTTAGTCGAATTGAAGACTTACGTGGTGTTAAGCTACGTACAAGTTTCAGTCCAGTTGCTATCGAAACATTCAAGACATTAGGTGCTGATGTAGTTCCAATGGAATTGGAAGAACTTACTGAAAATTTAGGTAAGGCTAACGTTACCATCGGGGAAAGTACTTATCCACGTATCTATGCATTGAATCAAGCTAAAGTAAGCAACTATATTAATCATACAGAACACAGTTTGTTTCTAACAAGCATTCTAGTTGGTACTGACTTCTGGAATACACTAACCCCAGAATTACAAACAATCGTAAGTGAATCAGCACAAGTTGCCGCACGTTACGAACGTACTATCAGTATCGATGATGTAATTCAAACACAACTCCGTGCTGAAGCAGATGGTATCGAAGTTATTCGTATGTCGTCTGAAGAACAACAACGTTTCGCAGATGCTACACAAATTGTTTATACAAAGTTTGCTGACTATTTTACTTCTGGATTAGTAGATCAAATTAAAACACAATAAGGATATAGATGATACTGTATTATAATGTACATGCCGTCTCTACTATCTTAAAAAAGTGTCCTAGCGATTTAGAAATTTTCTTTTCCTACGACAAAACTGATGAACTAATCGATAACTACGAACGATTTGGTTTAAATAGACACAACGTAATCTATGACAGAACTGGAGCTCTTCCTCATTATTTAAAAATGAGTAAAGGGCTTCATCCTATCCCACCAAGACAGCCCAATTACAATCGTAGTTTTTTTGAAGTAGCAGAACAACGTGCTAAAGAATTAATAGATTTAGATGTACCAATCAATGTCATGTGGAGTGGCGGCATTGACAGTACATTTATATTATTCATGTTACAAAAATATGCCAAAGATGCAGATCAAGTTAGAGTCTACGGAACATACAATAGCGTTATAGAATCAGGCGATTTGTTTGATCGTAGGATTAGTAAAGAATTTAAATATAATATCAAAGTAGCCGCACGAAACGAATATAATTTTAAAGAATTCGACGGTGTGTATGTCAGCGGCATGTGCGGCAATCAATTATTTGGACCCACTGATGATTTCTTTGCCAATGGCAATACTGCCATGTTCCATCATACATTGGGGACTGCGGAAACTATCTACGAAGATTACAAGACCAATATCAATCCAGAATTATTAGAATTTTTAGATCCTGTTATTAAATCTAGCCCACGTCCAATAGAAACTGTAGCAGATTTACGATGGCTTTGTATTTTTAATTTGGATTGGTACACAGCTTTGTACGAACATCGTACACAGTTGACAAAAGAAGTTGCTGAAAATATACTAGGATTTTTCAGCACAGATGATTTTCAAACTTGGGCAGTTAGTACAAATGAACCTTTTACCCTAGTTAAAGGCGATCCAAACACACATCGTTGGCAGATGCGTAGTATATTGTCTGATGTTTTTGGTGAAACTCATTATGCTAAACACAAGCAAAAACAAATAAGTAGTTTTAGTGCGATAGATCCATACTGGATGTTCATGTTGGAAAACTATCATAACACTTATTTAAAAACCTTACCCTAAGGAAAGTATATGGCATATTCGGACAAAGTTATTGATCATTATGAAAATCCACGCAATGTAGGATCGTTTGATAAGAATGATCCTACTGTTGGTACAGGCATGGTTGGAGCACCGGCCTGTGGTGATGTCATGAAATTACAAATAAAGGTAGATGAAGATGGTATTATTAGAGATGCTCGTTTCAAGACATATGGATGCGGTTCAGCAATCGCCAGTTCGTCGTTGGTTACAGAGTGGGTTAAGGGTATGCATATTGATGATGCTGTTAACCTTAAAAATTCCCAAATTGCCGAAGAACTAGCATTACCCCCAGTAAAGATACATTGTTCAATTCTAGCAGAGGACGCTATCAAAGCGGCTATTAATGATTATCGTAACAGACACAGCCAAGGCTAAAATTAAACAAAATCTTGCCAAACGCGGTAAAGGCGTTGGCATTCGTATAGGTGTTAGAACCACAGGTTGCTCGGGACTAGCCTACGTGCTAGAATATGTGGATAAGTATGACGGCGAAGAAGGTGTTATAAATTATGCCCAAAATGACTTTTGTGTACTGGTAAGTCTAAAAGATGATCCGTACTTGAATGGGCTTACAATGGATTGGGTCCGCAATGGACTCAATGAAGGATTTGATTTTGTCAATCCAAATGAGCGTGACCGTTGCGGTTGCGGTGAAAGTTTTCGTGTTTGACATTTACCAAAATTGACAGTATAATATTAATATTGTTATAACTTTTGGAGAATAATTTGAGTATGCATTTAGAAGGTCCGTGGCTCAGTACCACCGGCAAAAAGAAAGGCAAAAAGAAATTCGCTTCAGCAGAGGCAAAAAGAAAGGCAGAACAGTTGGAAGAAAGTTGGAAAGAATTGCTCAAACGGCAAGGCCTTGAGCTAGAAGAAAAAAAACGTCGTCGTGCGTTGACATCTGAAAGTTTGAGCTCTACTGGTTACAGTTTAAGTATTCCATCCGGTAGAAACACTACAGACCATATTAAAAGTTTGAATAGTGGACTAGGTGTTGCAACATTGTCACCTTCCAAAATTTACACTGGTGACAAGGTAAAAGGCATTGCCACCATGCATAAAAGCAATGCAGTACCGATTTTTAGTGATGAGCAGGCAGTCGATATCGCTCGTATGAGGCGTTAAAGCATGGTCGCTCATAATAATAGTATATTACCTGGTCACTCAGATGATAATTATATATTGTCCGCTAAGGGTTTAGCAGACACGGCTCAATTTTTAAGGAGAAATAACAACAGCCAAATGAACCATGATGGTACTAGCGATACCTCATCCAGCGTAAAGGAGAAAAAAATGATACGCATTATCAAAACAACAATTAACGTAGTAGTAGCACTAAGCATTGTAGTAGTAGCACAACAGGCAATAGAGGCAAAATTCGATAAATTAAAACAAGCTCGTCAAATAGCGAGTCCAGTTACAGCTCAAATGAGACAAACACAATTAGATTGTCTAGCTCGTAACATCTATCACGAAGCAGGTTACGAACCTTTTGAAGGTAAAGTAGCTGTAGCTCAAGTAACAATCAACCGTGCAGAAAGCGGACAATTTCCAAGCGACATCTGCGGCGTTGTATATCAAAGAAATGTAGTTTACCAAAAAGTACTTTGCCAGTTCAGCTGGTATTGCGAAAGCCCTAGTGCATTGAAACCAATGAACGGAGCCGCATATACAGAAAGTATGGAAGTAGCCAAAAAAGTGCTACTAGAAGGATTTAGACTTCCCGATTTAAAATCAGCATTATACTATCATGCTGATTACGTCAATCCAGGATGGGGTAAAAAACCCATAGCCAAGATTGGACATCACATTTTTTATCAATAAGAGGACATCATGACATCAAAAGAAGTTTTTCAAAATTTTAAATCTAACCTTACTGGGTTTTTGAACTTAGATAATTGGGTTAAAAGTGTCAAGGAACATGCTCCTCATGTAAGTGCAGAAACAATGGGCTGGGTAGCAGTAATTTTAATGCACCTAGCTACTATTCCAACACTTTTGGCAGTTTTAACAGGATTGACTGAGAAAATGCCGCCAGTGGATTTGGTATTGTTTGCATGGGCAGGATTATTCTGCTTTTTTATCAAAGCCGCAATACAAAAGGACTTTTTGAACATTGTAACTATTGGATTTGGGTTCTTTGTACAAGCAGGACTCATGGCTATGATTATTTTTAAATAACCAATAAGATTGCAAGTAAAAGACCCTATGTGTATAATCAGTGAATAGGGTCTTTTACTGATAAATATCTTATAAACCAGGAGTAGGTATAATGTCAGGATTTCAATTAGATAACAATCAAATAACACCAGGACTGTATAGAGTTTCTATTAACTCTAGCGGTTTTCCATCTTATAGCGGTTCAGGTGCAATCGCCGCAAATGCAGGAGGTGTAAACCCATACGATTGGACAGAAGGTTCAATTTACACAGGTGGATTGCCAAGTAGTGCTGGATACTCACAAGCCTTATCTCAGGGAAATATGCGTTGGGATCGCATTGTGCAAGCTCTTGCATCAATTAGTGATTGCAGAATTTTAGATGTAGTAGTTACAACAGGCGGAACCAGTGCTAACTATCAGCCAACCGCAGTTAACTTTACAGTTGCATACGATCGTGATACAATGATTCTTCCAGAATATAGTAAAATCCAAGCGGCCGCAAGTGCAACAGCTGGTACCTTTTATAGTATCACTCCTCCAACAGCAGTCACTGGCGGTAGCCCAACTTACACATCCTACTCAACTTTAGCCGCAATGCAAGCCGCAGGTTTCAGTCTTGATAACGTTCGTGGTTTCCAAGGTTATCTTGGCAATGATGGTGCAACAACTATTAACTCTCCACAAACTGCAATCCAAGATATTGTAACATCTGCGATTTGTGCTGGTGGAACTTCTGGTTGGTCAAGAACATATCGTTTATTCAGTGTAAGCCAAAACGGAGATAGTCAAGCACTTATCTCTATTCAACAACCTTTAACACCTGCAGTTGTGTTTGGTGCTTTAACAGTTACCCAAATTTCAACTACTGGTATCGCATACTAATCGAAAGGCAAGGATGATACTAGCGTATCTTTTATTACTAACTGGTTTAACAATTTCGGCGGTCGCAATTTACTATTCTGTAGTAGGTTTGACCGCTATTTTTTCTGCCGCAGTTATTCCAATTATTATCATGGGGTCAGCTTTAGAAGTTGGTAAACTTGTCTGCGCCTCTTGGCTAAAAGCCAATTGGGAACGTGTTCCACGCTTCATGAAAATCTATATGAGTATAGCAGTTGTGGTGCTCATGATTATTACTTCAATGGGTATCTTTGGATTCTTATCAAAAGCACACAACGATCAAAATCTAGTGAGTGGTGATGTACAAAGTAAAATCAGTATCTTTGATGAAAAGATCAAAACTGCCAAAGAGAATGTCGAAGCTGACCGCAAACAGCTTAAACAGATGGATGAAGCAGTGGACCAGATCATGGGTCGTTCGTCGGATGAAAAAGGTGCCGACAAAGCCAACGCTGTACGTAAGAGTCAGCAGAAGGACAGGGTTTCACTTGCCAAAGATATTGAAACCCAGCAGAAACTTATTGCTGATCTTAACGACCAAGCGGCTCCAATACGTGCAGAAGTACGTAAGGTCGAAGCCGAAGTTGGCCCTATTAAGTATATCGCTGCCTTTATCTACGGAGCCAACCCAGACGCATCTTTACTAGAGCAAGCAGTCACTTGGATCATCATAATGATTGTGGTTGTTTTTGATCCGCTTGCAGTTATTATGTTACTGGCTAGTCAAATGACATTTGGCTGGGCACGAGAACAAAAAGAAACAGATGAAAATACTCCTGATCCTTATGTAGCAGATGTAGGTGAGAAACCAACTGAACCAGAATTAACAACTGAACCAGAAATTCCTGCAGAGATTGTTACAGGTACTCCAGAGATCGAAGACCGCCCTGGTGAAACGATCGAGGAAACTGAACTAGACAAATGGAATAAAATGATTGAAGAAGCTGAACGTGAAGTTGCCAAAGCTCAGGAAACTACTGTAGAAGAACGTATAGCTAAAGGAGAAAGTTATATCGACAACGAAGGTAACGAAATTACACTGGAAGCCGATTTGCCCGAGGAAGAATCAAAAAAAAAGACTTACATGATCAAGGACGAACAGGGGACAATGATAACCAAGACCAAAGAGTAGGTTACATTCAAAACGCAGAACAGTCTTCTTCCTCGCTTTGGACATTAGTCAATGCTAGAGCCGGTAGACCAATAGATAGACTATATAACGAGTACAATGAACATAAATTTCAAAATTTTGTAATAGATAAAAATTTAGATCCAAAACTACACAATTTTGTGGAATATATTAAAAAGAACGGACCCAATTTTGTTGATTTTGCGGAACAAGACATAAATCATTTTGAAGAACAAATATATGAACTTAGGAAAAATAACTCTAATAACCCCGCCTGATAAGCTATTCAATAATACATTGAGTTACTTACTAATTAAACCTAGTAATTTTATCAAGTCGCAATTTCAAACTATCTTAAGTCAAAGCATAGATGATTTAAATGTTTTTATCTATGATAACGATGATCAAGATTTGAATTGGTTGTTAAGCGTATCACAGCAAGCACATGTAATAATTATTGATGTAGATAATTGTGATCCAATGACACATAAATTTATATCATTTTTGTTAGCTGAACCAAATGTGTTTTATATTACTAAGGATGAATTAACTCCTTATAATCTAATTAGCAAAAATCGAATTTATGATTTAGATTGGATTGTAGCAAAAATAAAAGAAGAAGATAACGATAATGATGCACAAGAAGAATAAAGGTACTGGAGTTACCGTAAAAGAAGGCGAGAATATAAATCAAGCTCTTCGCCGATTTAAGCGTAAGATTGATGATAGTAAACTTTTAGATATCCTACGTGAAAAAGAATTTTACGAAAAACCAACAACTGCTCGAAAACGTGCCAAGGGTGCGGCAAAAGCACGTTGGAAGAAGAAACTACGCGACCAACAACTTCCACCAAAATTATATTGACAAATTAACTAATATCTGTTACAATACAAGTTACTAATAACAGAAAGTACTTGATGGCAAAAACAGATATAATGATTGATTTGGAAACACTGGCGACATCAACCGATGCCGCCATTCTTACGATTGGCGCTGTTAAATTTGATCCGTTTGGTTCTGAAATTAAAGAACCGGATATGGACAGTTTTTATGTCAAAGTGGATTTAGACAGTTGTGATCGAATTGGATTAGTAACCAATGATGACACCATTGCTTGGTGGGCTAGTCAAAGTAAAGAAGCCCAGGATGCGGCATTTGATCCTACAGGACGTATCGATATTGAAGATGCATTTGCACAGCTTTATAAATTTTGCTGGGGAGCCAAGCGTGTATGGTCAAACGGTTCTATATTTGATATTATGATATGCGAGCATGTATTTAAAAAAATTGGTAAAGCAGTTCCTTGGAAATTTTGGGAGATACGAGATGTGCGTACAGCATTTGATTTAGGTATCAATCCTAAACGTCCGCCAGTGACAGCACATCACGCATTAGAAGATGCTTGGAATCAAGCGGTGGGTATTCAGAATGTCTATAATACACTACGCACTAGTACTAAGTATGATGGCGGAATGATAACACCATTTGCAAACGAAAGGTAATATGAATAGTCAAGAACGTGAAGTAATGAACATTCTTTCAGAAGAGTGTGCAGAAGTAATTCAAGCAATCAGTAAATGCCATAGATTTGGTATTGATAATTATAAACCAGGAAAGCCTAAAACTAATAGGGAACACTTGGAAGAAGAGCTAGGCGATTTATATGCTATGATCGAAATTCTACAGGAATTAGATGTAATCAGCTGGACTAATATCGAACAAGCCGCTATTGCTAAACGTGAAAAACTTAAAAAATGGTCAAATATTTTTGCAGAAAATATTGACGAGAGATAAATAAATTTGTAGAACGCCGTAAGGGTTTTACATTTTTCTTGCTTAATTAAAAGGAGATTATTATGAGCAAAATCATCGGTATCGATTTAGGTACAACAAATAGCTGTGTGGCGATTCTAGAAAACGGAGTTGCTAAAGTAATTGAAAACAGCGAAGGTGCTAGAACAACACCATCAATCATTGCATATACAGATAAAGAAATTCTAGTAGGTGCAACAGCAAAACGACAAGCAGTCACAAATCCAAAGAATACAATTTACGCAAGCAAGCGTCTAATCGGACGTAAGTTTGAAGAACAAGCAGTACAAAAAGACATCGACTTGATGCCATATACTATTATCAAAGCTGATAATGGCGATGCATGGATTCAAGTTAATGATCAAAAATTGGCTCCACCGCAGGTGTCAGCTGAAGTACTACGCAAAATGAAAAAGACTGCTGAAGACTATCTAGGACATGAAGTAACACAAGCAGTTATTACTGTACCAGCTTACTTTAACGATAGTCAACGTCAAGCAACCAAAGATGCAGGACAAATTGCAGGTCTAGAAGTTCTACGTATTATCAACGAGCCAACAGCGGCTGCCTTAGCCTATGGTGTTGATAAGACAGACAAGAAGGATCGCAAGATTGCTGTATATGACTTGGGTGGTGGTACATTTGATATTTCAATTATTGAAATTGCCAACATCGATGGCGACAAGCAAATTGAAGTTCTTGCAACTAACGGTGATACATTCCTAGGCGGTGAAGACTTTGACCAAGTTATAATGGACTATCTAGTTGATGAGTTTAAGAAAGATTCAGGTATCGATCTTAAGTCAGATGTACTAGCATTGCAACGTTTGAAAGAAGCCGCAGAAAAAGCCAAAATTGAATTGTCGTCAGCACAATCAACTTCAGTTAACTTGCCATACGTTACAGCAGATGCAACAGGTCCTAAGCACATGAACGTTACAATCAGCCGTGCCAAGTTTGAAGCAATGGTTGAAGGATTGATTCAACGTTCAATTGAGCCATGCAAAACCTGTATGACTGATGCTAAGGTAACAGCCGCAGACATCGACGAAGTTATCCTAGTTGGTGGCCAAACACGTATGCCTAAAGTACAAGAAGCAGTTGAGAAACTGTTTGGTAAGGCCCCACGTAAAGACGTTAACCCAGACGAAGCTGTAGCCGCAGGTGCCGCAGTACAAGGCGCTGTTCTAGCAGGCGATAAGACAGACGTATTGTTATTGGACGTAACTCCATTAACATTGGGTATCGAAACAATGGGCGGTGTGTTTACCAAGTTGATCGCTAAGAACACAACTATCCCAACCAAGCACTCACAAACATTCTCAACAGCAGAAGACAATCAACCAGCTGTAACTATTAAAGTTGCACAAGGTGAGCGTGAGTTGTACAAGTATAACAAACATTTGGGTGAATTTAATTTGGAAGGTATTGATCCTGCTCCACGCGGTATGCCACAAGTTGAAGTTACCCTAGATATAGATGCTAACGGTATCTTGAATGTAAGTGCCAAAGATAAAAAGACTGGCAAAGAAAACAAGATTACTATCAAATCTGATTCAGGATTGAGCAAAGATGACATTGAGCGTATGATCAAAGAAGCCGAAGCCAATGCTGAAGATGATAAGAAGCAGGCAGAATTGATCAATGCACGTAATAATGCAGAAGGCACTACTCATAGTGTCAAGAAAGATTATGAAACGTACAAAGATCAATTGACTGAAGATGAGCGTACTAAATTCGAAGACGCAGTCAAGGCTGTTGAAACAGCTTGCGCCGGAGAAGATAAGGAAGCCATTGATAAGTCAGTACAAAGCTTCTTTGATGCCGCTGGAGTAGTAATGGCCAAGAAACAGGCCGCTGAATCTACAACGGCTGAAACACCAGCTCAACCAGCTGAACAAACTGTTGATGCGGCATTCACAGAAGTTGACAAAGACTCGAAAGAGTAATAAAATAAAAATGCGGAGTGCCTAATGGGCTCCGCAACTTTCTTGCTTAACATAAGGAGATATAAAATGCAATTAAGAGCAATAGACCCAGCTCACTTGGCACATCTAAGTAGAGCACTTGTAGGATTTGATACAATTTTCAATCAACAACTACAACAACAAGGAAACTATCCTCCACACAATATTGTGAAGTATAGTGATAGTGAATATGCTATTGAAGTAGCAGTAGCAGGTTTCAGCAAAGATGAAATCACAGTAGAAGTAGATCAGGATCAGTTGGTTGTACGTGGAGTACAGACAACTAAAGAAGACTCTACCAAAGAGTATTTGCATCGTGGTCTTGCTAGTCGTGATTTTGAGCAAAGTTATACACTTGCTGAATACATGGAAGTAAAAGATGCAGAAGTCAAGGATGGTATGTTGATCATTAGTATCGAACGTATTGTTCCAGAATCTTTGAAACCAAGATTAATTACAGTTAAATAATCAACCGGGGGAGGCAACTCCCCCACTTACTAGAAAGAGATAAGATGTCAAATACAGACGTAGTAATCGACGAAAAAGTTAAAGTAACTATCTCCGAGCCTAAACGCTGGAAAGTTATTTTATTGAATGATGACACCACTCCGATGGAGTTTGTTATTAGTTTGTTAATGGAAGTTTTCAAACATACTGAAAACTCTGCTCACGACATCATGCTACAAGTACACGAAACTGGTAGTGGTATTGCCGGAGTATATAGTTTTGAAATTGCTGAAGCAAAAGCAGTCGAAGCTACAAATATTGCCAGAACTGCAAATCACCAGCTACAAATTAAATTGGAAGAAGAATGAGTCTACGTGAATTAACCAAAGATGCACATACAAACGCAGAACGTCAAGAATTTGTAAAAATTCTTTTTAGTGGTAAAATCAATCCTAAACTCTATGCTACCTATCTAAAAAATCAGCATCCAATGTATGAAATTTTAGAAGTATGTGCTATGCCATTAGGACTATTAAATGGTTTACCAGATGTTCGTCGTGCTCCTAATATCCTTAGTGATTTTCAAGAACTTTGGTCCGATGAAGATGGTGAAGTAGAAATTCTTCCTATTACACAAAAATATATCAAATATATCTTAAGTATCAAAGATGATCCTAAAAAGTTAATGGCACATATCTATGTACGTCATATGGGCGACCTAGCAGGCGGACAAATGATTGCTAAAAAAGTTCCTGGTAGCGGTAAGTTTTATAAGTTTGAAAAACCCGAAGAACTAAAAGATGCTATTCGTGCAAAAATCGACGACAGCATGGCAGATGAAGCAAAAATATGTTTTGAATACGCTACAGAATTTTTTAAAGAAATGATGACACATGTCGAATATACCGACGAGTAAAGTTTGGGATACTTTAATAAATATTCAGCACTTATTGGAGACTGAATTTGGCCGGACTGGCACTGAAATCTTTGAGCCTGGAATGGATCGATTTAACCAACCTGGGTGGATTAATCGTGTATGGAGCTCTGTTCTTTATCGCCGTGCTCATATTGATGTGGTTGATGCACGAGATTCACGAGGGCTCTGGATGATGCATTGTTGCATCTTTCCACACACTCATAATCCTGCTCCTATTTTTGGTTTTGATGTAATTGCTGGTAAAAACAAGATGACTGGTTGTTTCATTGACTACAGCCCTACAGAAGACAAATTCCATCCTATGCTAGACTATTTTGGCGAAGAAGTATCACGTTACGAATGGTTTAAAAAGCGTGAATTACCGGATTGGGCCAAACGTATTTTTAGCCAACATATGGTAGCCGCAGGTAATGTTAGTGATGATAGCGAACTAGCACAAATCAGCAGTCTAGCCAACATCCTTGTAAATCATTACTTAGAAACAGTGGGAGAAACTAATAACCGTGTGCTAGGCACGACCAGTTATCAGAACTACTATTGCGATAATCAAAAGCAAAATCCACATACACCCAAAGTCATGGCTAGTTTAGGGCTAGACGAAGAGGATGTACGTGTTTTCATACAGGATTGTTTGTTCCCTAATATCGCATAAATATTACATTATGCGTATAATTGATATTATTTCAGAAGCTCCTTTGAGCCCAGGTCTTTTCAAATATAAAGACGACCCACGCGATCGTGTGATAAAATTTATAAAACGTCTTGTTGCCGGTGAAGCATTTACCGTATTAGATGCAAGTGGTAAACAAACCCAAGTACACCTGGACCCGACTGAGGCTGGCCGAGTTTCTGATTTATTTCGACAAGGTATAAAACCAAAAACAATTCGAACAACAGACGGTAAAGATATCTTGTTTACTAGTATTGTAAAAGACAACGGTTTTGGCGGCGGCAAAGATAATGAATCTTATGAAAAGAGTCAAGTCGCTGATATCAATGAACAAATACAAAAAGCATGCCAGGCCGCAGGTACAAGCGATATAAAAATACAAATAGGCAAGGGCGGTAGAAAAGTACCGGCATCGGCCGCAATCAAAGCACCAGGCGGAATTAAAGCTGATGCAATTATTGTTGATTCACAGAATAATCATCAAGCATGGATCAGTTTAAAAAGTGCTCCTGGTCCTAGAGCTATTGCAGGATGGGGAGGAATCACACATCCTCCTGTAAGACAACATCCAGAAGTAGTAAAATTTATTAACGATGCTAAAATAGCATTCGGCAATCAAATACCAAACAAATCCTCTTTTGGAAGAAGAATAGAAGATCAAACATTAAAAAATCAAATAGTATTTGGTAAAGAATTTGGTAAGCCAGCACGTGGTCCTAGCAATGTTGATGCAGTAATGGCAGGACATCCTACTTTACGCAATAATGTGCTTGTCGGATCGGATATGACATGGCTTAACGGTGTTACTCCTTCTGGGGAATACGACCCGGTCTTTAATATATCGTATAAAGGCGACCGATCCAACGAAGGTATCAGCGGTGCTCGAATATCAGTTCAAGCAGATAAAGGCCGTAGCTGGAAACCATTAGATGATTTATTACAACAAAAACAATCTGAACTTCCTAATCAACAAACTTCTCAAAAACCTGTATCATCTGTAACAAAAAATACAAAAAAGGTTACAAGTCACAAAAATACAAAACAAAATTTAGGCACACAAACTTATAAAGATACAGATAATGCTGTACACGATGCTGAACACGAAGACAACCTAGTTAAACGTAACAAAAAAATATCTGCCACAAATACCTCAGTACGATAAATACAATGCGGGCACAAGATAAGGTGTCGTGGGAATCCGTAATCCACAGAGGACCCTTGGTCCTTTTTTTATGACTAAATAATTGTCAAGGAGGACAAAGCCATGAAACAAGCGAAATTAGTTCGTAAATTGTACAAGGCTTGCTTCCGACACGATGAAGATGCAATTGCCGCTCTACGCAAAGAAGAGTTCCGCAAGATACTAAAGCACCGCGCCGAAGGTAAGCCATTTGATACAAAATGGACCGTCGTGAGGATTTAATAAATCCGTAATAAACGAGGCACTATACTGCGATAAATATTGGATGACACCAAAAACTTATCGCAGTATTTTTATTTCCGATGTACACTTAGGTACACGTGACTCACAAGCTGCCAAGCTCAACAATTTTCTCAAACACAACACTTGCGAAACATTATATCTTGTAGGAGATATTATCGATGCATGGAAGATCCAACAAAACAAGTGGCGATGGAAACAAAGCCATACCAATGTTGTTCGTCGAGTTCTCGGTCATGCTAAACGCGGTACTCGTGTTGTATACGTGGCTGGAAATCATGACGAATTCCTGCGTCCAATGATACCATACGGATTCTCGTTTGGATTTGTTGAAATACATAATCAAACAGAACATATTGGTGCCGATGGTAAACATTATCTTGTCACGCATGGTGATTTGTTTGATGGTATTACACGTCTTGCTCCATGGCTAGCATTCTTAGGTGATAAACTATACGACCTAGTATTAGAATGGAATAGTAAGTTTAACTGGGTGCGCCATAAGTTAGGCTTTGGCTACTGGAGTCTTAGTAAATATCTCAAGCATAAAGTTAAAAAAGCATCAGACTTTATGTTTCAATTTGAAACCAACATAGCACGTTATTGTAAAAAACGTGGTTTTGATGGTGTGATATGTGGACACATACATCACGCTGAAATCAAAGAAATAGATGGCGTCATTTATATGAATGATGGCGACTGGGTAGAAAGTTGTACAGCACTAGTTGAACATCATGATGGTCAATGGGAAATAATTACATGGACACGAGAGAATGACAAAGACGATACTAATAATAACGGATAATCTTCCAGATCAAATAAATGGCGTTGTCACTACGTACAAAAATATTGAAGCGTGTGCGATTCTGGACGGTTATAACGTTGTTTTTCTTCATCCCGGGTGGTTCAGCTATATTGATTGCCCTGGCTACAACGAAGTCAAGATTAGCTATCCCAGGAATATGGGCAAGAAGATTGCGTCGGTCAATCCGGATTATATCCACATCGCCACAGAAGGTCCTCTTGGTATGTGGGCTAGAGCATATCTTTCATTGGCTGATATTCCTCACAATACCGCTTATCACACTAAGTTTCCTGAAGGGCTCAAGAAGTTATTTGGAATACCTGAGTCACTTACTTGGCGTTTTGTACGTTGGTTTCATAAACATAGTGGCAAAGTTCTAACAACTACAGACAGCATGGTCGCTGAATTAAAGGCACATGGATTCAGCGGTGAAGTTATTCCATGGACACGCGGTGTTGACCGTGCGATATTCACTCCTGAGCTTAGAGAAAAAACAACTGCTAAGTATCTTTTATGTGTTAGCCGTGTTAGTAAAGAAAAGAATTTAGAAAAATTCTTTGAGTTAGATTACCCAGGTTACTTAAAAATTATGGTAGGCGATGGCCCTATGTTAGAAACTTATAAGAAACGATATCCCAATGTACATTTTACAGGATTTAAGACAGGCATAGATCTAGCCAAATATTATGCCAATGCAGAAGTATTCGTGTTTCCTAGTCAGTGGGAAACATTTGGTATAGTTATGATTGAAGCAATGGCCTGTGGAACTCCGGTCGCGGCTTATCCTTGCCAAGGACCCGAAGATGTTATTGATCAAGCGGTCACTGGATTTATGAATGACAACTTAGAAGATGCAGTTTCAGCTTGTCTACAGTTAGATAGAAATAGTATATATGGAGGAAGCCTACGCTGGACTTGGGAAGCCGCCTGGAAGATTTTTGAAGAACATTTAGTTCCTGCTAAATAGTAGCACTTAATGAAAGGGCTACTATGGGTATTTTAGAACTTACCTTTGGCGCAGTGATCGCAGGATTCTTTACAGTATTTGGTTGGAACTATGGTAACATAGTTTGGGACAAGTATGTTGAACCCGAGCATAAAATAGAACAACCGGCAGTACAAAATGAGCGACCATCAAGAAAAGAAAAAGACGTGGATTGATCACTACGAACGAATTTTCGATAACATATTAAGAATCCTTTGGCTAATACTTTTGGTCACTTGGATAGTAACAGAACACAAGTTGTAATATGAAAAAAACTATAGCATTATTCATTAGCGATCCAAAGTGTAGTGTACAAAGTGGCAATGGTATAATGAAAGCATTAGGCAGTCGCTATAATTTTAAAATCTTCAGTAAGAACGCTGTAGAAGACAATTTCTTTAGACATGTTGATTTAATTGTTGTTCCCGGAGGATTCGGAGACAGCGATAGCTATGACAGTCTGTTTAGGCATAATGGACAAGAAGTAAAAGAATTTGTACGTAACGGTGGACACTATTTAGGCATTTGTATGGGAGCCTATTGGGCAGGTTCGCACTACTTAAATATGCTAGAAGGTGTAGATGCAGAACAGTATTTAAAACGTCCCGGAACTGATACCAGAAGACCGCATGCTAAAAATATATCAATAACATGGCAAGGCAAACCTATGAATATGTTTTGGTATGATGGCTGTGCCTTAGTAGGCGACAATAACAAATTTGAAACAGTAGCTACCTATGCTAATGGTGATCCTATGGCTATTATCCAAAAGAGAATAGGACTAATAGGTTGCCATCCAGAAAGTGAAAAATTTTGGTACGATAGCTATAGCTATATGCGTCAACACTGGCATGAAGGACATCATCATGCTATACTTTTAGAGTTTGTTAACGAACTTATGCATAGATAAATATTTGCATGAGAGCAACAGAATTCCTTCCTGAACTATTCGACCCTAAACATGTCCAACCCATAGAGTGGGACGACGATAATCACGCTCGAGCAAAACTAGGCGAAAAAACCATACATATTACATTCTTTGAAACAGGCGGACATGCATACCTTGAATTTAGTGTTGACCATGAGTTTCAAGTAACTGGCCGAGGTGACGCAAACGCAGTCTTTGCCACCGTTATACAAGCAGTAAAAGAATACGTGGCAAAATGGAAGGGTGTACATACTATAACATTTAATGCTAGCGAAAAAAGTCGTGCAAGAATGTACGATGCACTAGCCAAACGTGTAAGCACACAGTTGGGCTGGCATGTAGTTCCTTACGAGGAGATGATGGCCGATCCTAAATATGAAAATATTAGAAAACATGGCGGCTATACATTTGCTATTGAGAAAGGTGCGGCACCTGAACATAGACAATCTGCACAAAAGCCACAGCATGAAAAGTTCAAAGACATTTGGTATATAGGTAGTTTGGAAGATACAACTTTACCTGTGTATAAAATAACTGGTGGTAAAGGTTGGGAAGCTGAACAGATGGTTTTGCGTACCAAACCAGAATATAAAGGTTTCCATCCTATGGGTATGTATAGTAGACATACTCCTCCCAAGGGACAACAGATTATTGACTTAGGTGAATATAAACCAACACACAAGGCACCACAATAGGTGTTGGTTTTTTAACATGTTATTTTTTTAACATGTAAAATTAATAACAGCATAGTTTAATTCTTTGCTTCCTACTAGTAAATACTAATACCATAATTAGTGGGAGCGAAAATATGAAAAAAGTATTATCAACAGCCATTGCCGCCATGTTTTTAACCATGAGCACAGTAGCTTATAGTGATCCAATTGTTACACAGAGTACTAGTGATTCTAATAGCACAAGCACTAGTACATCTACAAGTGTTAGTACACAAAATAGTAACAGTACAAGCACTAATACAAACAACGGTAGTACTACGACTAAAGTTATTAGTCCACCACCTACAGCAGTAGCACCGGCTGTAACCATTATTAACAGTGATGTATGTGCTGTTGGTTATTCTGGCGCCGCACAAACTCAAATCTTAGGTATATCTTTTGGTGGTGCAACAACTGACAAAAATTGTGAAAGATTAAAATTAGCACGTGGTATTTACGATATGGGAATGAAGGTTGCCGCAGTATCAATTATGTGCCAAGACGAACGTGTGTTCTCTGCCATGATGAACGCTGGCACACCATGTCCAGTAGATGGTAAAATTGGTGAGCAAGCAAAAGAAATTTGGACAACTAACCCTGATCGTCAACCACAAAAAGTTAAGAGCAAAGAGTAATGAAGTTTTTAGCAGTAATATTTTCTGTAATCTTAATTGCAGGATTAACTAACTGCGACAAGGTTCATGCACAGGTAGTTTTTAATCCGCAAGGTATGACTGTGACTCCGGTGAATGGGGGAACAGGTACACTAGTGTCTATTCCAATTCCTGGAGGCTCCGGCCTTGCGGTATCTGTCGCTACAGGATCTGCGGCATTGCCTTTAGAAAATATTGCTGGCACAGCTGGTGCCACCCATCTACAACTAGGAGATGATAGTTCACAACCAGTTCCTCTTGGCTTTGTATTTCCGTTCTACGGACAAAACTTTTCTAACAGCTGGATGTACTCTAACGGACTAGTTAGTTTTAGTACTGGGGGTATTCCAGGAGCTGGGTGTTGTAGTGGACAAGATTTGGCTGGCATTGCTAATCAAGGAACACGAAATTCTGTGTACAATTATTTGATTGCACCATTATGGACAGATTTAATCGATACAACTGGTCAAGCTACTTGGTACAAAGGTACTGGTAGTTCTATGACTTACGGTTGGTATGGTACTAAAGAATACGGAACAAATAATTCAAGTACATTTGAGTTGAATATCAATTCTAGTGGTGGCATTAATGTCAAGTATGGCGGCGCATTTATATCTACTGGACATACTGTAACAGCCGGTATGACTGGAAATCTTGCAAATGGCGAGTACTTTCAATACTATCACGGACAGGGGTTTAATGTGCCGACAACCGGATTAAGTTGGTCGGCTAACGGAACTGCTCCTGTTGATCAATGTGTAACCAATCCGTTATCATCTACTACTTGTCCAGGATACCAATCGGCATACACTACACAACAATGTACTGTAAATGCGTTGTATTCACCATCCTGTCCAGGATATGCGGCGGCATACACTACTCAGCAATGCTCAATTAATCCGCTTTTTAATACATCTTGCCCGGGATACCAAGCGGCTTATACTACACAACAATGTACAATTAATTCGTTATACTCAACAAGTTGTCCTGGATATCAACAAGCATACCATGATCAACAATGTTCAATCAATAGTTTATACGCAACAGATTGCCCTGGATATGCTGCCGCTTATTTAGATCAACAATGCAGTATTAATCCTTTATATTCAACAACTTGTTCTGGATATCAGCAAGCATATCATGACCAACAATGTACAATAAGCCCGTTATATGCTACAGATTGTCCAGGGTACGCAACAGCATATCATGACCAACAATGTACGGCTAATCCGTTATATGCAACTGATTGTGTTGGGTATCGTCAAGCATATTTTAATCAACAATGCTCCTTAAACGGACTATATGATAGGGCTTGTCCAAATTATGCAACAGCCTACGCAACTAGAATGGTGCTTGAACAGCAGAATATGGCATCAACTGTAGCAACAGCCGGAGTGGTTGCATCAACTGCGCCTACCACTACAACTACTACTACTGCTACGACCACCACTACAACAACATCATCGTCTACACCTACTACAACTACAACAGTAGCAGTTGGTTCTGTAACTCCAACTGTTAGTTCTAGCGGTACTGTTTCTGTAGCACCATCGGCAACTGGTAATACAACTGTAGATAAAGCAATTGCCGCTCCAGTTGCTTCAGCCGCACCTGCTGCCGCACCAGCCGCACCTGTACAATTAGTTGCACAAGCTCCTGCTCCTGCGGCTCCAACGCCTGCGGCTCCTGCTCAACAAGCATCTAGTTCTAACGATAAAAAATCTGATGATAAACCTAGTGGTGATAAACCTAGTGGTGATAAAAAACAAGAAGATAAAAAATCTGATGGTGATAAACCAGCAGGCCCAAGCCAAATGGCTAGTGGACAACAGGATGGTAATAAAGATCAACCTAAGACTGCTCGCCAAGAATTAGCGGAAAGAAAAGCAGAAGCACAGAAGAAGGAAGCGGCCGCTAATGCTAAGAACGTTGCTAATGAAATGGGCAAAGCATCTAACATGGAAGCTCAAAAACAACTACAAGGGGTAGTTATTTCAGCTATGGCCTATAAGCCTGGATTTGATGCTTATAGTCAGCAGTTGATTGTTCAAACACAATTTTATAAACCATATTCGATATATGGTAATCAACAAACAGTCGACAACAGAAGATTAGGTCGTGGATTGTTCGGACCAACTGATCAACTGCATAACGAAATGGTTGAATCACAATATAATAGGGAGAAGTAAAATGACAGAAGAAATAAAAGACGTTAACGCCGCGATCGATAACGCAGAAGAAGCAGTAAAAAAATACGCCAGTAAAGACACAGTTATCAGTATTGGTGGATATGAATTTACTCCAGCAAAACTAATGGTTGCGTTTACACTAGTAAGTTCAATCTTAGGCGGATTGTATGGTGCTTTTGAAGTATACAAAGATTACCAAGACATGAAAGTTAAAATTACTAAGTATGTTGCGCCAGACTTATCAGAGTTTGATAAACGTTTAAGTGTTATTGAACAAAATAGTCAAAAAGAATTGGACTATGTTAATAATATCAAGAACGATTTAAAATCTGACATTCGCAGAACAAGCGATCAAGTTGACCAAGTTGAACGTAGTGCTAAACAGACACAACGTGAAACACAACAAGATGTGCAAGATGTACGTAAAGATTTGAAGCAAATGAGCAAAGATATCGATAACAAGATTCAGAAAGCTCTAGACAATCCACTAGCACATTAATATGGTAGATAAACGTTTCCTTGAAATGATGTACCAGCAATGGATTCAAGGAAACGAATACTATGCTTCCAGATGGTTAGATTTTGCACAACTAGCGGCTAACCATAATCGTACTACCACAGAAGAAATTTTAAAAATATTAGATACCTGTTTATGGTTTAAAAAATAGTATTTTCTAGTATGTAATCCTACCTCTGAACGATACGGGCAAGTCCCAAGATGGAAAATACGCGAAGATAAAAATAACCAATGTCAAACTCAAACCACTTACGACTTAGTTTAACATTAGCAGGTTCTTCGTGGTGATTTGAGTGTAGCTCTTCTCCACCAATCCATACACCCCAAGGTATAAGATTACGTGATTTATCTTTAGTTGGACCATTTTTGTAACCATACCAATGAGCTAATCCGTTAATAACACCTGCGGCATGAAATGGAACCCATATCATTTGTACACCCCACACTATAAAACCCCATGGTCCAAAGAACAGGCAGTCTATGACCAGCATTAAAAGAATACCAAGGCGGCTATGGGGTGTATAAATGTTACGCTCCATCCAATCGTCTGGAGTACCAACACCAAACTTGTTAACCATGTCTGTGTCTTTACTGGCCAGGTGATATAAGCCTGCACCCTTAAAAAAGACACGTTTGATTCCATATACGTGTGGACTATGTGGATCACCTTCTTTATCACTAAACGCATGATGTTTACGATGTATAGCTACCCATTGCTTGGTAACCATGCCAGTTGTTAGCCATAGCCAAAAACGCATGAAGTGTCCGAGGATTGGGTGGAATATGATTCCTTTGTGTGCTTGTCCACGATGCAAAAATAAAGTCACGCATACTATAGTGATATGCGTGACTATCAATGTATAAAATACTAAATTCATTAAGATTTAAACGGTGTTAAAAAATTATTCTCGTCTCTCGCTAGTTCTGTAGTATGTTCGGTATCTTCTTCTGCAAATACACGAATTAAATGTGCGTTGGGGAATTCGTCTCCGCGAACCAATGCAATAACAGCTTCTGGTGTTTCAGCTTCAAAAAATCTCCAAGCAATTTCATGGTTGCTTTCTCTATTTTGCAACCATGTGAGAATAACTGCCTTATACTTGTTCATAATACTATTAAGCGTAAGTGGCAGAAGCTGAAGCAGATGATTTTGAAGTTAATAAATTGCCATCTGGATCGTATACTTTTACTGTATGAGCTTCGATGTTGTTGGCAAATAAATTAGCAGAACGTAAATCATCAAAGAAATGATCGAGAGTTTCTAAAATCCCGTTATTCCAATTATGTGTTTTAACTTTATGTTTTGACATGAATGTCTCCTTAACTGAAGTATTTAGTCCAAATTTTAGCAGTTTGGTTAGTATAACGAGTTAAGTTCCATTGATTGGATTTAACATTAATCCAAGGAGCACTATAAGTAGTTTTTAATGTTTTAACTATATCTACGCTGTCGTTAGGATCTGCACAGAAAGCAGGTACAGCCCATGGAATTTCATCAGCTGTTCCGACAATAGGAACTCCTTGGCTAATCAAATCTGCACTAACAATATTAAATGTTTCACTAAAATTGCATTGCATACCTATGTCCATTTCTGCACACAACTCTAGGAATTGTTCTCTAGGACGCCACTGATGGTTAATTAATTGATGACCGTGCCCGCTAATTTGTTCAAATAATCCTTTAAGATTATTGATAGCTGGTTGTCCTTGCATTTCAATACGTCCTGCATTTACGTGAAAACGTAATTTTTTGCCAATTTGATTAGCAAAATCAATCGCGGCAAATGCCTGTAGCAAATGATTTTTTAATGGACGGATAGCACCAAAGCACCCAATATCTATAGTATCGCTTTTTTTATCAATTTTATTGTAGGGTTTGTATTCTTGCGGATAGAAATTGGGGAGATAAATTACTTTTTCAGCAGTTTGTTCGTCAGTCCAACTGTTTCTGTGTTGCAAATACATAGCTGTCTCACGCATCATACGTGGAGCATTTACACCAATAATAAGATTTTTAAATCCGCTATAATCGCCAATCCAATCCATAGCCATACCTTCGCCTGCCATAAATGGCATTTCGCTGTGTAGACGAATAATCCATTTTACATTAGGATGTAGTTTACATAGAACTGCAAACTTAGTAGGCACTACCCATAACGCTTCAATAATCACATGTGTTGGTTGATGTTTTGTAACTAATCTATCTATACAATTATTATCTATAGCAACTTCTAATACACTTGCTATTTTATTTTCTTCTAACATGTCGTGCATAAATTTTGCACTATTATATAGACCTGTGCTGAGGCCAACCTCAGCATGTACAATGGCGTGATAATCTTCTCTACGTTTTAAAAGGAATAGGACTTTTTTTGACATTCGGCTCTCGCTACTTAATTTCATGTATTTATACATAATAGTAGCAGATTAAGATTACGTTGAAATTACAAGTGCCACTTTAGAAAGTCGCGGTAGCGAATCGCTTGTTCCAAGGCAGGAGCCTCCTACACCACGGTAACGAGTACCGGTCCTAAGGTGATACTTTATTTACCTACCTATGTAAATGTATTTTTCTTCTTTATGATTAGGATTAATTGGAATGATACCATTTCCATATTGAGGATATTTTTGTTGTCGGTCCCAAGCTACCCACATCATCATAAACATGATAGACAATAATAGTATGAGTATGATAACTCCAATTATTGCTTCTTCAGTAAGACGTTTCATACGTGCCGCTTTACGTGCTTCTTGTCTAGCCTGAGCCTGCATCTGACGAGCAATAAGAACCTTTTGGTCTTCACCCATTTGTTTCATCATTGTTTCGACTTCGGTGTACAATGCACCTAGTTCAGGAGGACTTTGATAAACCATTAGCTCACGTAGTTCTGTACTCATTTGCTCTAATTGTTTACGCATTAGAACACGCTGTAGAGCACGTTTGCCTAGACTGGCATCACCTTTGTAAATTTCAGTTTTAGCACGGCGTTCTTCTTCGGCAAAGATAGCCATGCATTTGTACATGTTATCGTAATATTCACCTAGTTTGTCGCCAATTTCTTGATAAATTCCAGTATGCTCTTCGGCATTGGCTTTTTTGTTTAATTCGACTACACGATTGCGTTCTTGTACGTATTGATTACGTTGTTCAACGGTAGGAGGAGCGTCTTTATGTCGACTGCTAAATTGATTATCTAAATCTTTAAGGACGTCTTTAATATCGCCTGCGGCGCTTTTGATGTCCTTGTATAGTTTACACCCTGCTTTAACCGCAGATACGGCTCCGTTGGCAAGGGCAAAGAGTGTTAACGGATCCACACCACTGGCTCCTTAGAACCAGAGGAATACACCTTGTGCTGACAACAGTAATCCTAATCCTGCGACAAAGAAACTACCCCAGAACATAGACATACTTACTGCTAATATACTTGCTGATAATACAACAATACTCAACTGATAAAGTGTACTGGCATAACCAATCCATGGGCTTTGCTTTTTAGCTTGATCACGTTCAGCTTCTAATTTTTTGGCCTTGGCCATTAGTTCTTTTTTACCTTCACCAGTTGCAGGTTCACTTTCGTAACGTGCAATCTTAGCTTCTAGTTTTTCGATCTTAGCTGTGTCTTTACGAACAATAGCATCATCTAATGATTGTTCAGCTAGCATTTGTTTGATGCTTTTAGCTTCGTAAAAACTCCAAACATCGTTGGCCGCAATAGTGTTATTAAGTGTTAAACTGCTTAACTTACCGCCGTACCAACTGTTGACAGCTAGTATCAGGGCAAATATACTGATAACCATACCTGCCTTGTCTTTGATTTTTGCCTCACGCTCACTACGACTACCTATTGGTGGTTTTACTGCGTTTGGGTCTTTTGGTTGTTTAGTAACTAAATTTAAAATTGAGTCTATTAAAGCCATTTGATTCGCTCCCGGATTATAGTAGTATTTATAATAGCAGGCGTAAATACAAGATGACGAAACTGTTAACTATTAATTTTCCAGGACAGCCTCCCTTAATACCATCGGTAGATGTGTGTTTCTATACAGCCATGATGAAGCCTGGAGTTCATACAGCTCTAGCTGAAATTGTTTTAAAAGAAAAAGACTTCATTTTAGAAATTTCAAAACAGCCAGATTTTATTAAAAGTCCAGTTTGGCTCACTGGAAGATACGGCAGTTATAATTTTTTAGATTTAGATTATGAAGAAATAAGATATTTGAAAGATTTCGTTGCAGAAGAATACAAAAACTATATGTCTGCCATGGGTTTTGAAACAGCTGGATCGTATATACGTATGTGGGCTAATGAATTAAGATTTCAGCATGAAATAACATGGCATACTCATTTTGATGCGGTTAGTAATACTGATATCAAACCAGGTCCGTACCCGCATGTCAGCGGAAATATACCCATACGCACAAATAATACACAAACTTATTTTAAAAGCTCTTTTACACTAGGCGGCGGGCCTAAGGCGCAGAGAGATATAGTGGGTATCGACAACATCGATGGAGAATGTTTATTTTTTCCTAGTTGGGTTAACCATAAAACTGCCAAAAATGAAACAACTATTTCTAGAATTACTATATCCTTTGACATAATACCTGAAAATGTGTATCTTGCAAAAAAGGATAACGAGCACTTTAGAAAACTTACATAATACAAGCTAAATACAAAGATACTTATTTTAAGAGAGCAATTCCATGGCATATACCAATAATAGCGACAGATTCGGCAGTGCAATGCCCCCACGTGTACGTGATGTACTAGGGCGTTTAAAAGTCACAATGCATCAAAACATTTATGAAGCTGACTTTGAATACGGCACACAGCCAATGCGTTGGGAAGTTTTTACCAACAACGTCAGCGGATTGACTAGCGTACAACAAGTTCCATCAAGTGGCGGTGTACGTATGCGTTTAGGTTCAAGTCCAGGAGATATGACAATTCGTCAAAGTCGTCCATATCATCGCTACCAACCAGGTAAGACTATGTTTATGGCTACGGGTTGTAACTTAGGTACAGCATTATCAGGTAACGTACAACGTGTGGGATTCTTTGACGATTCCAACGGTGTATTTTTTGAACAAAGCGTAGTGACTCCAGATAATCCATTTGGTATCTATGCTGTAGTGCGTACAGACGTAAACGGTGTGATACAAGAAACTCGTGTAGGTTTAGATCAATGGAACGGCGACCGTGCTACATTGGCTACTATCGATTTTACACGTATTCAGATGTTCTGGTTAGAATACGGATGGTACGGTGCTGGTGCAACACGTTGGGGATTCTGGGTCAACGGTGAACCAATCATTGCTCACCAAATTGGATGGGGTAACTATGCTAACCCATTAACAGGTGGCGGACAATTGGCACCGTGGGCACGTACTGGTAACTTACCGGTTCGTTACGAACAACGCAATACAACCAACACAGCTGGTACTAACGACATGTACCATTATGGTGTGTCAGTTATTATTGAAGGTGGACAAAACGATCAGCGTGGATTTACGTACTCTTATGGTATGCCATTAAATGCACCAACTCGTGCTATTCCAACAGGTACTACACGTTTTCCATTATTGAGTATTCGTAGTCGTCCTATGGGAACACAAGAATACGGAAACATTAATGGTTTAAGTAATGGTGGTGCTATTACATCAGCAACCAATACAGCAGGCAACGTAGCGGCTAATATCGTAGGCACTACGATGACAGTTACAACCGTGAATAGTGGATCAATTGTAACAGGACAACAACTACAAGGTACTGGTGTCCTATGGGGGACTTTTGTTGTTTCACAATTAACATCAACTGGTTCAAGTGCAACTAGTGGATTAACTGCAACAGCTACACTGGGCGCCACAAGTATTACAGTATCAGCTAGTACAGGTATTGTAGCAGGACAATTAATTACAGCCGCAGGTATTCCAGCAGGAACATTTGTACCAAGCAATTACACAACTAGCACAACAGTTAACTTGGTTGATAAATTTGGTTTGCCAGTTGCGACAACAGCCGCACTAAGCACAACCGCAATTAGTTTTTACACGCCAGGCGGTGTTGGTACATATCAAGTAAGTCAAAATCACATCATAGCTATTACATCAACACCGATTTACGCAAACGTACTAACATTGGGTTTAAGCAATACTGTTAACAATACAGCAGTTGCTACTACAACTACAACGCTAGGTGGTACAATTACTGTAGCAGTAGGTGGGGTAATAACTTATGGTACTGCTACTGCGAACCCATTACCAACTGGAACTCCTGTTACTATATCAGGTGGTACTGCAACTTATATCGCGGCAGGTACTTATTATGTTGCTCCACTTAGTGTAGCACAAGCTACATCAAATAGTTTTACACTAGTAACAACACAAGGCGGTACAACAGTAGTAACAACAACAGCAGGTACTAGCAATCAAACATTTACATGGTATACCAACCCATATACACTAACTACTAGTGGTACACAAACTGGTGTATTTGCAGTAGGCGATACAGTAAGTGGAACGGGTATCGGAGTTGGTTCAAAGATTCTAACAATATCAGGTACAAGTCCAAACTTTACTATTCAAGTTGACACACTTGTAACAGGTGCAGTTAGCGGTACACTGACAGCAGTATTATCAATTAACCAATTCCAAGGTCGTGCAATTTACTTCCCAGGATTAGGTTCAAATGGTTTTGGACAAATAGCTCGTATTACAACAAATAGTACAGCTACGCTTTATATGGCAGACTATGTAATTGGTGCGGCTCCAAGCGGAACTACATTAGCATCACCAGCTACTTCAGCTGTAACAGCATCAGCTTCAGCTAGCGGTGGTTCAATCAGTTATAACGGTTCAAGCGTATCAACAGTTAATGGTTATACCGTTGGTGCTACAGGTAGCCAAATTATCCAGATTGCAAATACTTCTGGTATTTTTGCAGGACAGAGTGTAACCGGTGTTGGCGTACAGGCAGGTACAGTTGTATCCAGCGTTGTTACCAACAGTTATATCGCAATCAGTTTACCATTAACTGCTAACGTTACAGCAAGTACATATACATTTGTACAAGGCTACATCGTTGGACTAGCCAACCGTGGACAGTTATTGCCTAAGACTATGTTTATTACAGCTGACCAAAAGTGCGTGGTAGAATTAATTGCAGGATCAATAAGCAACACCGCAACATTGACTAATCCAGCATGGACACCTTTGAACCAGTTAGGTAGTGCTTATTCGTTTGCCGAACGTGATACAACTGCTACTAGTATGACCGCACTTACTCCAGCTGTACAGCCAGGTACTAATGCTAACGGCGGTGAAGTTGTGTTTGCGTTTGTATCGCCAGCAGGTGGTTCGGGTCTACAACAGATTGACTTGTCTTTCTTCTTTGCCATGTACAACAGTGTCCGTGGTAATCAAGTTGATACTTTAACTATTGCAATTACCAATACTAGTGGGTCGACAGCTAACGTTGGTGCTCACTTGATTACACAGGAAGCTATGAGTTAATCCAAAATAGATTGACTTATTCACAAAAGATAGTATAATTAAATTTTAACACAAGGAGTTCAATATGACACGCCCAATCGCAAAAAAACGTATTCGTGAAGCCGCAATGCGAGCCACAAAACGTAAGAGTAAATAATTATGGTTATGCGACGTGGTAATGCACATGATCGTGCCGCTCGACGTGCAACCAAAAAGAAACGTAAGTAAAGAATTGTTGTAACAGCCTTAAAGTAAGGCATTCTGGACGTGGGTTCGACTCCCGCCAGGTCCACCAAAAGAAAATTCGGCAGGATGCATACTGCGGCTAACCAGTAATGGAGCCAACCGTGAAAGGATCTGAGTTTTCTTTTGATGGGCCTGCCATGGTTTCGACAGGGTGAGATAGGATAAAGGTCAACACGTGGGGTCACGTAAAATACAAATAAAGTAAATGCAAAAGCAAATACATTCGAGTATTTCCAAGTTCCTGTAACATTAGCTACTGCTAATGATGCAGAATTTGCAATCGCAGCCTAAGAAACTGCTCTCGCGAGGAAGGAAAGTCCTTGTCACCCAACTTAACCAAAATGGCTACGAAAGTAGCCATTTTCTATTGCTCTTTGTACTAATACGGATATATAATAGAGACATGACAACATGTCATTTTTATTAATAAAAAGGAAGTAAAACAAATGAAGAAAATTGCATTAGCAACTCTTTTAGCCCTAGTGGCAGTAACAGCAAGTGCTGTTGAAGTTGGTGTTGAATTTCAAGACCAATTGGGTAAAAACAATGGCCCAAAATCAGACAACTATCAGTTAAGCGTTAAGCAAGCAGTTAACGATAACTTTGCAGTTGATGTTAAAACTTTGACAGTTGTTGGTAAGACTGACAACACTGAAACAGGACTTTCTAGTTCACAACTAGAAGCAGGTGTTACAGGTCAGTATAATGTTATGGGTCTAGCTACACCATATGTTCGTGTAGGTCTAGGTGAGCGTTATACAACAACTACAAATTATTCATACTACTCTATTGAGCCAGGTGTGAATATTCCAGTTGCATCGACAGGTGTAACAGCAACAGTAGCATGGCGTTATCGTGCTCCGTTTGATCAAGATGCAAATCAGTGGGAAACACGTACATGGCGTGCCGCTCTTGGTTACAACATTACCAAGGCAGACAACGTGTATGTAGGTTATGATCGTATGCGTGGTGATACACAAGCTGGTATTACTCGTGTAGGTTATGCACATTCATTCTAATCTTTGATTAGACAGTATAAGGGCCTACGGGCCCTTTTTTATTAAGAGAGTATTAAAATGGACATGGATCAAGCGGCAGTATTTTTAGCTGGCAGTATTTTAACAACCTTAGGGTTTATCGTAATTTTTATTGGCGTAGTAATCATCAATAATCTTCTTTCCAAATATTGGAAACCAATCAAGTGGATGCGTATCATGGATCATCCAATGTATGTTACTCGAGAAGATTTGGCAGAACATAAAGAAGAACCAAAAATATCATAATCATTATTGATTTTTTTAATAACGGTCATTGAAATAATTATTGAAAAAATCAATTAAAATGCTTGATCTTATTGTTAAATACTATTACAATAACATATCAGTACAAACACTGAGTTATTAGTTTTCAAACACACACAAGGAGAATGATATGAAAACAGTTGGAAATAAATTAGAAGCTTTCGCAATTACTGGTGTTAAGCCAGGACAACCAGAAGACGCATACTTTACAATTACCGATCAAAGTTTTGAAGGCAAGTGGAAAGTAATCGTTTACTATCCAAAGGACTTCACATTCGTTTGCCCTACAGAGATTGTAGCCTACGACAAACTAGCAGGTGACTTTGCTGACCGTGATGCAGTATTGCTAACAGGTTCAACAGACAATGAGTTCTGCAAGACAGCGTGGCAAAAAGCACACCCAGACCTACAGAAGATCACACATACACAGTTTGCAGACACACAGCGTGGTGAGTTGAGCTTGATTGAACAACTTGGTGTATTCTATGCTCCAGCAGGTGCGGCACTTCGT